AAATACATGTAGAAGATCATGTATTCATGGAGATTAAAATATGGCTCAATTAAATTCACCAGGCGTAAGCGTAACAGTAGTTGATGAATCGTTTTATACACCAGGCGCACCTGGTACAGTACCATTGATCATTGTTGCTAGCCAAGAAAACAAACAGAATTCAGCTGGAACTGGTATTGCACCAGGTACACTGGCAGCAAATGCAGGTGTTCCTTACTTGCTAACAAGTCAAGCAGATTTAGGAAGCACATTTGGTATTCCTTATTTTGAAACCGATGCTAGTAACAACCCAGTCAATGCCGGCGAACTAAACGAGTATGGATTACAAGCAGCTTATAGCTTTTTAGGAGTTAGTAACCGTGCATATGTTGTACGTGCTAATCTAAATACAGCCCAATTGGAAGGCGAAGCAATCGCTCCAGTAGGTGCTCCAGCAGACGGCGCATTATGGTTCGATACAACAGATACACAATTTGGTATATTTGAATGGGATGTAACAACATCTTCATTTGCCAATCAAGACGTGACAGTAATTACAGATACAACACAATGCATCGGTAGAAATGCTAGTGGCGGCCCATTAAACAGTATCGGTGTTGTCGGCGACTATGCAATTATTGTAATTGGTTCAACATTTTATGTATGGTCTAAAAAATATCTAACAGACACAGCAGCTGGTACATGGGTAGTTGTAGGTAGTACTGAATGGGCTGCAAGTTGGCCAACAGTTACAGGTACAGTATCTGGAGCTATTACTAGCGAGACATTTACCTTAAACGGCCAAACAATCACTTCAGGTACAAGTATCAGTGCTTGTGCGGCAGCTATTATGTCAGCTGAAATTAGTGGAATCACAGCAGCAGCAATCAACGGATTTTTACAGATTTATTCAACAGGAGTTGATGTTACTATCGGCGGATCACATCCAGAAGTAGTTGGTTTAACCGCAGGTAATTATTTGGCCCCTGCATTACAACTGTCAGCTCATACAGTAATTCCAACATTTGCGTCATACGAAAATCCAACATACATATCTGGTAATCCAACTGGTAGCGTATGGGTTAAGACTACCAGTGTTAATCAAGGTGCACATTGGTTTATCAAACAATATAATGCAGCAACTGGCTCATTTATTACATTACCAGCATCACTATATCCAACCAATCAAGCAGCATCTGCAGCTTTGGATCCAGTTGGCGGTGGATATAATATTCCTAAAGGTGCATTGTACGTAAAATATCATGAATATGAAGGCGAAGAACCATTAGTAGCTGATTTTGCAATCCACGAAAGATTAGCATCAGGTGCAACATCAGTAACAACCATAATCATCGGTACTGGTACATTTACATCTGGTTCAAACACTTTTACAATTGCAGAAAGTCAGCCTGGCACTGCTGAATTACTCAGTGCTTCAGTTACATTTACAGCAGCAGGTAATTCAACAGATGCAGCAACTTTGGCAGGAGCTATTCAGGCTGCATCCGTAACAGATACATATATCACAGCAGTAGTTAACAACAACAATACTGTTACAATTACTCATACAGCAGGCGGTGAAATATATTTCTTAGACGGTACAAGCAATCCTATTAACAAAATGTTTGACGGTCCTGTAGCTAATTTATATCAGTCATTGAATACAAGTTATGATGCAGTTGCATCATTGTGGTCACCATATGATTCACAACTAGGCATTACATCAGGACCCACAGCTCCAACAACTGTTCCTGCAGATCAAACATTGTGGTATAACACAGATATTTCCGAAGTTGACATTATGATTCACGACGGATACAACTGGAAAGGCTACATGAACGCTAACCAAGATTATGCTGGTGTTATACCAGCATTTGGAGGCGGTTCCACAGATGCAAATGGTCCTCTTGTTAGTGCTACACAGCCAACAACACAATACAACGGAAGCGCATTGGCAAACGGTGACATTTGGATCAGCACAGCTGATCTAGACAAATTCCCACAAATCTATGTGTTCAACTTCAATACTAAAAAATGGGTACTAAGAGACAATGCGGATCACACAACTGGAAATGGTGTTGTATTCCATGATGCACGTTGGTCAACAGCAGGTGCTAACAGTGATGCAGCTAGTATTGTTGATTTGTTAAGCAGCAATTTCTTAGATTTTGATGCTCCAGATCCTGCACTATATCCACGTGGCACATTGCTATGGAACTTGCGTCGCAGTGGTTTCAATGTTAAGAAATATGTAGAAAACTATGTAGATGTAAATGAAAATAATGTACGTAATGACAACGAATCAATGGCTGAATACTTTGCAGATCGTTGGGTAAGCGATGCTGCTAACGATACATTAGGTGTTGGACAATTCGGAGCTAAAGCTCAACGTGCTGTAGTATTGCAAGCACTAGAAGCATTGATCCAAAGCAACCAACAAATTCGTCAACCAGACACAGTTATTTTCAACTTGTTAGCTTGCCCAGGATATTTAGAAACAGCCAGTTCACTAGTTGGTCTAAATACAGACAACGGCACAAGCGCATTTATTGTATTAGATGCTCCAGCACACTTGACACCAGATGCTACAACATTAAGCAACTGGGGTAACAACACAGCAGGTGCAGCTGTTGACGGTCCAGTGGGATTGATTGAAAATAGTGCTTACTCAGCAGTTTACTATCCATGGGGATTGACAACTGACTTGTTAGGTAACAACATCGTTGTTCCACCAAGCCACATCATGTTGCGTACAATTGCACTAAGTGACAATGTTTCTTATCCATGGTTTGCACCAGCTGGTGTACGTCGTGGCGGTGTAACTAATGCAAGCAGCGTTGGTTATGTTGATGCACAAACAGGCGAATATCATACTGTTGCATTAAATCAAGGACAACGTGATACATTGGCCGCAGTACATGTAAATCCAATTACATATATTGCTGGCACAGGTTTAGTTGTATACGGACAATACACACGTCAGTTAGTGGCTAGCAGTTTAGATCGTATCAATGTTGCTCGCTTGGTAATTTACTTGCGTTATCAATTAAATGTAATTGCTAAACCGTTCATCTTTGAACCAAACGACACAATTACACGTAACGAAATCAAACAACAAATTGAAAAATTATTGTTACAGTTAACAGGTGAACGTGCTCTGTACGATTATATTGTAGTTTGCGACAAATCAAACAACACACCGGCTCGTATCGATGCCAACGAATTATACGTTGACATTGCAATTGAACCAGTTAAATCAGTGGAATTTATCTATATTCCATTACGTCTAGAAAACACTGGCGCTATTGCTGGTTTAAGCGCATAATAGGAGAAACATATGGCAATTGCAGCATTATCTAATTTCACAGTACCACTAGCATCAGATCAAAGTGCTAGTTCACAGGGTATGTTGATGCCCAAGTTGAAGTACCGCTTCAGAGTTAATTTTGAAAACTTTGGCAATAGCGGTAGCACAACAGAAATGACCAAACAAGTTTCGGATATTACTCGTCCTAACTTAACATTTACTAACACCGCTATAGATATCTATAACAGTAAAATTAACTATGCTGGAAAACCATCATGGGAAAACATTACTGTTAAACTACGTGATGATGTTTCAGGCGCAGTTAGCAAATTAGTTGGCGAACAAAATCAAAGACAATTTGACTTCTTTGAACAAAGTTCAGCAGCAAGCGCAGGTGACTACAAGTTCACTATGCGTATTGAGATATTGGACGGCGGCAACGGTGCAGACGGTCCTAATGTTCTTGAAACATGGGAGATCTATGGTTGCTACTTAGAGAAAACAAACTGGCAAACATTGGACTATAAAGAAAACGGTCCAGTGATGATTGACTTAACTATTCGTTACGACAACGCAGCTCAAACAACCGGTGGCGACATTGGTTCTGGCAAGCCTGTAATGTTACCTGGTGCACAGTCAACCAACAACGCTTTAGGTTCTTAATTAAGAAAGCCTACCTAGTAGGCTTTTTTATGACTATTCATAATATACGCATATTATTTAATCTATAAATAATAGTATGGCCTTTACACCTAACAGTAATTTACATTCAAATAATTCCACACTAATTTTGCGTGATCAGCAACATGCTGACCATTTGTTCAATGCTGATCAGTTTAGGCTTGCTCCTAAACATAACAATTTATTTCACGTGGCATTTAGTTTGAATCCTAGTGCAGTTGCTAATCTTAATTTTCTAGGAAGTCAGGGGCTGGAAGTTAACATGTTGGTTAAAAGTGTTGATTTACCTTCTTACAAAGTTGAAACTGTTATGCTTAATCAGTATAACAGAAAAAAAGTAATGCAAACTCGCCACACACCAGGAGAAGTTGGCATTAAATTTCACGACGACAACATGGGTCTAATTAATCAACTTTGGCAAAACTATTACAATTACTATTATGCAGATCCATTAAGTGCTGAAATTTTTTCAGCATATAGTCGAAATGCTACAAAAAATGCAAATTATATCACACAACCTTACGGATTAGATAACGGAAGTACTGAACCATTTTTTAATTATATCACTATATATCACATGGCTCGACATGAATATGTTAGCTATAAACTAATTAATCCCATCATTGCCAATTGGAATCATAACAAGTTAGCATACTCGGATTACGGTGTACACGATAACGACATGAAAATAATGTACGAAGCGGTTGCGTATGGTAGTGGCGAAGTGTCTGAAGGTGATCCAGAAGGATTTGGAATAACACATTATGATAATGTACCAAGTCCAATAGAAGGAGATTTGCCAGGCGGAACTAGTTTGTCGTCTTTATTAACTAGTGCAGTAGCTGGAGGAATTATTGGAAACGCTCTAGCATCTGTTAATACATATCAAAACAGCTCAGGTGGCGGTTTAACAACATTAGCTGGTGGGTTAGTTGGCGGAGCAGTAGCAGCCGTAAGCGGAGTCGTTGGCAGTATTGCAAGCGGATTATCTAGTATTTCATTCCCAGGTTCTAGTGCAAGCGCAACACCTGCTACAACAGCAACAACAAGTGGCATAACAGGACAAAGTACAGATCCTAATGCCAATCAATATGATATTCAAACAACTGATGACGAAGGTAACACTCTAATAACAACACCTGATGGAACTACTACACTTGTGCCAGCAGATAATAATGTACCAGTTAATGATGTATCAACACAGAGTGCAACTCCTTCTACAACAACTACTTCTGATGCTTCAATAACATTACAAGAAGGCAGCACCGTAGATATAACACAAGGCCCATAACATGACATCACAACAATCTGGTCCAGTAAGTACCAAAACATTCTTTGACAAATATTTTATAAAACCTGTTAGTTTCCCTGCAGATCAAATTGATGCAACAGTTGCATTTTTTCAAAAACGAGATTTTGATCTTGCCAGTGCAAAAAGTGTTGCTATTGTATTGCTAAATCAAGCTAGATCAGAAAATGTCAGCGTATTCACTCTGCTAGATTCATTAAAAAGTTTAACTAATTTACAATTAAGTCAAGTGGTGGCACAAATTCTAAATGCCTATAGAGAAAGCACAAGTTATTTAGGTTACAGAATACAACCAACTGCCAGTGCGTATGATGTAAGAAATATATTGGTGTAACATGGCTAAATTCGCACGCGGCAAATTTACTATGAAAAACCCTGCCAAGTATGTAGGTACTAAAACACCCACATACAGAAGTAGCTGGGAATTTACTTTTATGAATTTTTGCGATAATAATCCTAGCATAGTAAAGTGGGCCAGCGAAGCTATACAAATTCCTTATAGAGATCCGTTAACAGAAAGACAAACAGTTTATGTACCAGATTTTTTTATACAATATGTTGATAAAAAAGGACGTATGCTGACTGAATTAATTGAAATCAAACCAGCCAGTCAAACTATATTGGAACGTGTAGGTAAAAACAAATACAACCAAGCTCAATACATTAAGAATCAAGCCAAATGGGCTGCTGCTGGGTTGTGGTGCAAGCAACAGGGAATAAAATTCCGAATTCTAAACGAAGGCGATATTTTTAGCCAAGTATAAGTAATAGTATGACTAAAAAACTTGAAGAAATTCTTAATCTACCTGAAAGCAAGAAGATTGTTAAACAGGAAGAAAAAGCGGCTAAAAAAGCTGAAGTAGCACAACCGTTTATACGTAATATATCAGAATTTGATAAAATATCAGCGGCATTGCCACAAGTCAACGGGTTAGGCGATGTGAGCGACAGTGAGTTTGATGTGCTAGCTCAAAAAGCCACAGAAGCATATGACGATATAATGGATCTAGGAATGAATGTAGAAGCCAGATACAGTGCACGTATGTTTGAAGTAGCTGCCAGCATGCTTAAAAATGCCATCGATGCTAAAGCTGCTAAAATTGATAAAAAACTCAAGATGATCGATCTTCAGTTAAAGAAACAAAAGTTAGATCAAGATGCCAATAGTGCAGACGAAGGAGTAACGCTTCAAGGCGACGGAGTTATTATTTCAGATCGTAATAGCCTATTGGAAAAATTAAAGAATATGAAATAAATACAGTACTGGGATACTACAATGAAATCATTCAAAGAATACTTAACTGAAAGCAAAAAGATATACGAATTTAAGGTAAAAATTGCCGGAGATTGTCCATCTGATTGTCCAAAACAAATCAAAGATGCACTAGCTGAATTTCACGTGGCTAGTGTAAGTGGCCCACGTCGTACACCAATTAACGTTAGACACAGCGAATTTCCAGAACACAAAAACATTCAAATGACGATTGTAGATGTGAGCTTAAATTATCCAGCTAATAGCATGCAAGTTAGAGAACGTGTTGCAAGTGGACTTGGTATGGCACAAGCTGATGTAAAAGTTTTAACCATGGGCGAAGATGCTGAACATGTTATCAATCACCAACACGATGAGCGTTCAGGCGAAGCAATTGTTGGAACAGACTACGAGCCTAGTGATAATAGCGACATGTACGGTGAAAAGTACAACATGAGTTTCTTACAAGAATTAAATAGAGATAAGCATCAAGGTACACAGGTTAAAGGATACAACGATGAAATTCTAGCAGATAGTGTGCCTGGGCTAGCTAAAGAATATCGTAAAACAAAAGACAGCACAGTTGAAAAAGCTCACCGTAGCCCTGTTGCTAAAAGAGGTGAAGATATCGCCAAGAAAGCTATGGGAGCAAAATAATGAATTTCAAAGATTTAATGACAAAATTGGATGCCATCGAAGAAGGTATCGAAGTGATCGGCGGTCCGATGCCTGCAATGGGTCACCCAGTAGAACCTCCAAAACAGCAAGACAATGTAACTATGAATGTTAGTCTTAATGGCTCGGGTGCAGGCGGCGTAAAAGACTTAATGAAAATTCTTAAAGATATCGAAGACGGTCCTGCAAGTGATGTAGGACAGCATGATGCTGATCCTGAAGAACCAATCATGGGTGACATGATTGATGCTATGTCTCATGCAGAAGAGGAAGAAGAATGTTACGTGCAACCTGAAGAATCAATGGGTGAAACATTTGAAGATGACCATGAAGACTGGGGCAATAGTGCAGAAGGCGGTTCCGGTCATCATGTAGGGGGTGTTGATTCAGTAACGTTTAGCGGCGATGATATGAACAGCAAAGCCAAGTTGAATCCTCATTACAGCCCGGGCAATAACACACTACGCCAAAGTACAACAATGCATGAATCGTTAGTTGATAAATTAACAGCCATGTATGAAGAAATTAAAGGCGAACAATTGCATGAAAATGATTTTGAAAAAGCCTTAAATTCTACAAGTGGCGGTTTTACTGGTTGGGAACCAATGCATGGTAAAACCTACGAAAATTATGGACCATATCAAGGGCATGTTAAACAAGCAGTAAAACATGGTGCACAAGTCTATCATTATGATGATGGCGAAGGCGGATATGATGCTACAGGTGAAGTTGTGCATGATAAACACAATGGCGTATGGTATGCTGTTCTTAATAAAGAACCCAGTATGCATAAAGATTTAGGGTCACTAATGGATGCTATCAGAACCGAAATAGGCGAGAATGGCAGAAGACACGATGCTAATCATCAAAATCGTAGTGATAATCTAGAAAGAGACCCATTTGATCCTGAAAAACACTTGTATAAGACAGATCGAGCTGGAAAGAAAGGTATGTTAAACAAAGGACGTATTGATACGTTGACTAGTCCATATCGTCGTGAGATAAATGGACCACAAGGTGTATTGCCTGAACAGATGAATGAAAGCAAAGAATTAAACGATATTATTGCATTGACAAAAATATTAAAAGGATAAATTTCGTCGCAGTTAGCACCCTGTCCAAGGTGCCAAATAGACCCTCCGGGGTCTATTTTTTTGATTAAATAAAGTTATGGCAAAATCACTAGACGGCGTCTTAACCAAAAAGGCCCATACAAAAGAAAAGTTTACAGAAGAACAAGTTCAACACTTGCTAGCCTGTGCTGACCCTAAAGAAGGGTATTTGCATTTTGCTAAAAACTTTTTCCACATTCAACATCCTGTTAAAGGTAAAGTTAAATTTGAACCTTTTGAATATCAGGAAAGATTATTAAAAGCATAT